ACTTTCAAGTTCAGTGCGTTCTTCCTGTGTGAGGGTCACCCTATATAAAATTTTTGGCATATCTTCTCCCATTTGAGGAAAAAGATAAGTCCTTTTTTATGCCTTTTCAAGTTTGACGCAACACTAGGGTCTGTTAACACTTTTTAAGTCCTTCAACGATGAGGGCAAACAGAATGAAGCCAAGAAACAAGGCGTCAAGCTTATCATAGCGGGTTGCTATGCGCCTGTAGCCCTTCAAGCGTCGAAACAATCTCTCAACTTCATTGCGTTTTTTGTATAACTCCTTGTCATAATTCCAAGGCTTACGCCGCAAGGGATGGGGAGGGACTACTGGCGCATAGCCCAGACGACGACTCAACTGTTGTGTTTCATTGCCTTCATAGGCGCTGTCCATAAGGAGACTGCAAGGCGCAGGGCCGAGGGCTTCCAGAAGTTTTCTGCCTTGAGGCGCATCTCCCGCATTGCCGGGGGAAAGACTGAATATCAGGGCACATTCAGGGGACGCGACAACCAAATGAAGTTTGGTTGTCCATCCGCCTCTGGATTTGCCGATGGCTTGGGGGCCTGTTTTTTTAAGCCCCTGTTCCATCGGGGTGAACCTTGATGATAGTGCTGTCAAGAGAAAGAACCTTGATTTTGACGGCAATGAGCCGCTCGCGCTGAAGCCGCTCAAAAATTTTGGCGAGGACGCCATTTTTGCTCCACCGATTCATGCGGGTATAAATGGTATGCCAGTTGCCGAATTCTTTTGGGAGACGCCGCCACTTGCAGCCATTTTCCACGACATAGAGGATAGCATTGAGAACTTGGCGATTATCCAGGGAAACATTTCCCCGCTGTCGGGGGAAGCAATCGGCAATGCGTTCATATTGTTCTTTGGTTATGTTCATGGGGGGCAAGTATACCCCATGAATACAATTTGTCAAATAGCGTGAACAGGCCCTAGTCCGGCTGCGGTGACCTCCGCCGACATCATCGGCGGCGTGGACGCGCGGACGGGCAAAAAGACCGGACTGGAACTGATAGCGGAGATGTTTCCCCGCTACCGCATCGTGCCCGGCTCCATCCTGGCCCCGCGTTTCAGTGAGGAACCCGCCGTGGCCATCAGCATGGGGGCCAAGGCGGTGGGCATCAACGGCCTTTTCCGCGCCCTGGCCCTGGCTGACGTGCCCACGGCTGCGGTGCCCTTTTACACCGATGTCCCCGGTTACAAGGAGCGGAACAATCTGACCAGCGAGAATCTGGTCGTCTGCTGGCCGCGTATTGCCCTGGGTGAGCGTATCTATCACCTTTCGACACAGCTTTCGGGGCGTATATCCCTGACCGATTCGGACAACGGCAATTCGCCGCACGTTTCCCCGTCCAATAAGCAGGCGTTCATGGATCGGGCGGTGGTCGTGGGGGCCGATGGAGCGGTGGATGAAGAAGTCTGGCTGGGCCTTGATGAGAACAACTATCTCAACGGCCAGGGCATCGTCACGGTCAGCAATTTTGACTGCGGCTGGCGGTTTTGGGGCAATCGTACCGGGTGCTATCCGAGCAACACGGATCCGAAGGACGCCTTCATTCCCATTCGCCGCTTCTTCAACTGGTACCAGAACAGCTTCATCCTCACCTACTTCTCCCAGGTGGATGGGCCCATCACCAAGCGGTTCATTGAGCGCATCCTGAAGTCCGAGCAAATCCGCCTGGACGGCTTCACTTCGCGCGGCTTCATCAACGGCGGCCGCATCTCCTATCTGGGCAGTGAAAATTCGCTCACGGACATCATGGACGGCCTGCTGCGTTTCCACCTGTGGCTCTCGCCTCCTCCTCCCGCCAGAAGCATTGAGGGCATATTCGAATTTGATCCCACCTATCTGCAAGCTCTTTTCGGGGGTGAAGCATAAGCCGCAGACCTGAACAAACCATCGCCTTCCGCGCCTACTACAACGGCACGGATCTTTTGGGTGTCGCCACCATTGAGATGCCCGAAGTTTCCTACATCACGGAAACCATCAGTGGCTCCGGCGTGGCGGGTGAATACGAAAGCCCGGCCTTGGGCATGACGCAGAGCATGACCGCCAAGCTCTCGTGGATCAGCCAGACCAAGAACTTCTACAAGCTGCTGGATTCCACGCTGCAACCCCTGCTGGAACTGCGCGCCTCCGTGCAGATGGAAGACGAAGCCACGGGCATCCGTAAGGCTGTGCCGCTGCTGGTGACGCTGCTGGCCCACACCAAGACATCGCCCCTGGGCAGCCTGGAAACGGGCAAAAAGCACGGCAATGAAACGGAAATGGAAGTGCTGCGCCTGCAGGTGGAGCTGACTACCGAGCTGGAGCGCGCCCGCCGCAGCCAGGCGGCGCTGTCGGCCAATCTGGCCCAGCGTTCCATGTTGCGGGCTCAACGCATGGATTTGCATGGCCGCATCGTGGGTACGATGGGCATGGGCATGGCGGCAGCCGCCCCTGCCGCGCCTGGCCGCCCCGCCCAAGATGGCCAAGGAGGCTCTGGCCGACCTGACGGGAGCCGCCGGGCCGGAGCTGGATGAACTGTACGAGCAAATGGAGGATATCGCTGGGGCCAGCCAGACCCTGTCGGATATGGGGGGCAACACCAAGGATGCCAAGGGGAATTTACGGCCCTTGGTCGATATTCTGGAGGAACTCAATCTCAAAACCCGCGAGATGGGACTGGTGAGCGCGCCGAGGTTTTCAAGCGGGTATTCGGCACGGAAGCCTCGGCGGCCATGATCGCCCTGGCCGATGCTGCGGGCAAGACTGTGGACGATATGGGGCAGACCATCGTTGACGGTCTGGGCCGCCCCACAACCGCCATGCGGAAATACATGGAGCAGATCAACGCATCCAGCGGAACCGCTGCTCGCATCAGTCAGCAGATGAACGACACCACGGGCGGCGAATTGCGCCGCCTGAAGTCCGCATGGGAAGATGTGGGCAGCTCCGTGGGGGATCTTTTCCTCCCGGCCATCCGGGGTGCGTCAGTGGGTCTAACCGGAGTGGCCAACGGCATTTCATGGTTCGTGCAGACCTTCCCGACCATGTCCAAGGGCGTGGCCCTTGTGGGCGGCGGCATCGTGACTCTGGCTGTGTCCTCCCTGGTACTGGGCTATGCCTTCAATCCCGTGCGTACCGGCCTGAACATGGCGCGCGGAGCATGCTGCTGTTCTCCGGCGCGCAAATGGCCACCGTGGGCACCACGCGCGCTCTCACGCTCTCGCAGAACCCTGTGCTGGGCAGCGCCAAGCGGGGCCTTGGCAAAGCCTGGGACTGGGCATTCGGTGATGACGACGAAGACGCCGGAGAAGGGGCTTCCGCTCCGCGCAAGCCGCTCCCTGGGAGCGCATGACAGGAGGGGCCTGATGCGCCGCGCCGCCCTCTCTCTGATTTATGAAGGCCGTGACATCTCCGCCGACCTTGCTCCGGATCTGCTCTCCCTCACCTTTACCGACAAGAGCGGCGCGAAGGGGGAAACTGACGATCTGCAGGTGGTCATCAGTGACCGGGACAGGCTCTGGCAGGACGCCTGGTGCCCGCAGCGCGGCCATACCATGCAGGCCAGCATCGTCTGTACGGATTGGTTCGCACTCGGCGATTGCCTGGAGTTGCCCTGCGGCGCGTTTGAAGTGGACGAGGTGGAATTCGAGGCGGGCGAAACCGATACCGTAACCATCAAGGGCGTGCCTGCGGCTGTCAAAACGTCGCTTGCCGGGCAGAAGAAAACCAGGGCCTGGAACAGCGCCACACTGGAAACCATAGCCGGGGATATTGCCCGGGAAGCGGGCCTTACGCTGCTGTACCGGGGGGATGCCATATCCCTCCAGAGGGTGGAGCAGCGCCAGGAGCAGGATTTGGCCTTCCTGCACCGCATCGGCGGCGAACACGGTTGCAGGGTGAAAGTGTCCTCACGCCAGATTGTCGTCTACTCCGGTTCCGGCGCGGACGGCCTTGAGCCTGTGACTCTGGACAGAGGAAACACAGGCAGTTTCCGGGGCAAAATCACCACAGCGGAAGTGTACAGCTCCTGTACGGTCACTTTCACGGATCCGGCAGCGGCGGCTACACCACCAGCGTCACCCTGCAATCCGCCCTGGGGTACTGAGATGGAACTGGAACAGGTGCAGGATTTGCTGGCCCAGTGCATCCGCGTGGGCAGGGTTACCGGGCGACAGCCGGAGACCATGCGCGTCCAGGTGCGTTCCATCACCTTTGCCCCGGCGAAAAGCGAAGCCCTGGAGGGCAGACCGTGCCCGGTGGTCAGCCTTTCGGTACGCAAGGAGTTTCTGCATGACTTCCGTTGATCTTGTCGCCCTGCCGGACATCTCCTTCGCTCCTATGGACACGGGGCGGGTGGAGGCAGATGTCATCGCCAGTTTTGAAAGCGCCATGAACATCACGCTGTACCCGTCCACGCCGGAGCGCCTGCTGTGCGAGTCCCTCGCCTACCGCGAAATCGTGATCAACGGCAATATCGACCTGGCGGTGCGCCAGAACCTTCTGGCGTTCGCCGCGGGCGGGCACCTTGACCATCTGGGCGCGTTCATGGGGACGACACGCCTTGCGCCCACGCCATCGCGCACCACGCTCCGCTTTTCTCTGCCCGAAGCATTGACCTTTGCGGTGGATATTCCGGCGGGAACACGCGTGGCCACCACGGGCGGTCAGGTCATGTTCGCCACACAGGCCGTTGCGGTCATCCCTGCGGGTGAAACTGAGGTGGAAGTCGATGCCGCCTGCCTGAGCCCAGGCGCGCAGGGCAATGGCTTTGTGGCTGGCCAGATGACGGAGCTGGTAGACCGCATCGCCTGCATAGGCGCGGTCAGCAACGTCGCTGTGTCCCTTGGCGGCAGCGATGTGGAGAGCGATGCGCATTACCGCGAGCGCATCCGCCTTGCCTCGGAAGCCTTCAGCAACGCCGGGAGTGAGGGTGCTTACCGCTTTTGGGCCATGTCCGCCCATGCGGATATCGCCGATGTGTCCATCACCAGCCCTTCGCCCGGCGTTGTGGATGTGCGCCCCATCCTGCTGGGCGGGGAAATGCCCGATGCCGAACATCTGCGTCTTGTGGCCGAAACGCTGTCTTCCGAATTTGTGCGGCCGCTGAAGGATCATGTGCTGGTGGCTCCGCCCGATGTCATCGAATACACGGTGGACGGGCTTTATTACCTTGCGCGCTCCGGAGCGGCGCTCGCCGATGCAACCCGGGCGAACATCGCCTCCGCGCTGGAAAAGTACCGCGTCTGGCAGCGCAGCAAGCCGGGCCGCGATATCAATCCCACCAAGCTGATTTCCCTGCTGGAGCAGGCCGGGGCCAAGAGGGTTGAAGTGTCCACCCGGGCGTTCCGCCCGATGGACGCGGTGGAAGTGGCGCGAGAAACAGCCTTCTCTTTGCGCTTCGGCGGCTACGAGGATGATTGATGAAACGCCTTGCCGACACTTCCTTCGCCGAACTGCTGCCGTCCTCTCTGGCGTCGGATTCGTCCATGCGGGCGGCGGCCCAGGCCCTGGACGCGGTACAGCCCAAGACGCTTTCCGGCATTCCGAGCCTGCTGCTCTGGGCCCGGCTCCTTGAGGACGGCAACGGCATCCTGCCGCCCCTGCGGCGACTTGCCGGCAACAGAGCATTGCCGCCGCTCTCCGAAACCGAGCTTGATCTGCTGGCCTGGCAACTGCCAGACCAAGGAGGAGCCGCTGCTCGGTATCCCCGCTGACATCAAGACCATCCCGGGTGTCTTTTTTGAGGGCATTCCGCAGCGGGAAATCAGCGGCGAGATGGCACTGTTCAAGTGCGTCATTCCCGCCGGGAGTGTGCGGGAGGCCACCCCCTGCACCATTGTGGCCCTGTACGACCAGGTGGGCGAACTGGTGGCCGTGGCGCACTTCCTTCTGGAGTGGATTACTCCGGACAAGGATAACGAGCAACATTGCTACATTTCCTTCCCCGACCTTGCGGCAGCCGTTGGCGAGTCTTCGAGCCTTACGGATGGCGACAGCGGAGATGAGGAGGTGACGGCATGACCCAGCAGTTGGCTTCCTATGTGAAATTCGGGGAGGAGTACACCTCTCACGCTTTGAACCGCAAGCTGGCCGGAGTGCTGATGCCCGGCGTCTATTGGGGATTTGTTGTGGAGCCGGGTGGCGGTATGGCGTTGCGCATTCGCCATGATGAAGATCGGGACGGATCGGTATCTGTGGTGGAACGCGGCGGCTACAGCATCACCTGCTGCCTGAGCGATCCCGTTATGCTGACCGATATTCCCCCGCGACCGCCTGGAGGAATACGAGCAACTGCTGCGCCTGCGGGATGAGCTTGGCAACCAGAAGTTCGTATTCGCGCTGTTCCAGACCTACAACACGGTCATCGACCAGTTCAGCCTTCCGGTGAGGCACGGGGTGCGCGGTGACGACTCCCTGGACGTGGCTGATCCCATGAAGGTGGAATACGGCAAGGTCTATCTGCTCTCCGGTGGCGGCCACAGCGAAGAAGTGATGCTGCGGTCGCCCCATGACGATGGGCGCATCCGTATTACCACGAATCTGGAAAACAGCTACGGCCCCGACTCCAGCCTGAGCCGCACCACCGCCCATGTGGACACAGCCAAGGGTCTGGTGCGCGGCCCCGGCTACTACATGACCAAGGCGCTGACTTTTGCCCGGCACGGCCTGGTCTACGCCGAGTATGAAGGTTCGCCGCCTGCGCTGGAAATTGCGCCCGCCACCGGAGGCGGCGCGGGCGAGGAGTTCACGGTGGTAAGCGGCACGGTGCAGCGTTCCGGCTTGATTTCCTTCCCCTTTGCGGCGGGCGAGTGGGTGTTCCGCTTCAGCCTGACGGCGGCAGCCAGCATCAAACGGCTGGTCTGGGTGGATCAGGGCGAGGTGAGCGAGTTTCTGGCCCGTATTGAAATTGAGGACGCCAGCGGCCTGTACAAGTTCCGCTTCGCAGAGTTCGGGTTGCCCGCAACTCGTGATTATGTGGTGCAGCTCACGCCGGATGCGGCCAGCGGCGAGAGCGATGGCGGCACCCAGGGCGGCCTGCCCAAGGGGACGCTGCTGGTTTTGGGCGGCGGTGTGTACCCGTTGCTCTCTGGCGGACGTCTGCTCGCGGGAGGCCCGCAATGAGCGCAACGGGTATCGCGCGCATGCGCACGGGCCAGACAGTGCCCGAAGATCAACGCGAGCTGCTGCCGGATGTGGTGGTGAAACCCGACGACAAGGTGCTGGTGCAGCTTAAAGACGGCACCGTGGGCATGGCCACGGTGGACGGCATCGCTTCCTCGGCAAATCTTGGTCCGACCGGTGCGGAACTTTCCTTCGGCGTCACGCTGGCCCCTGTAACCATTGTGGAAGACGGCGGCGTTGCGCCTGAATGTGCGGCCATCGCGCTTCATATAGAGGCAGTGGAAATTGGCAACACATAACCAAAACCCTGTAACCTGAAAGAGAGGTTTTCATGGCTCTGAAGTATCTTGCGTCCCTGCTGAAGGTGAACGGCAAGGACGTGCAGCTCAAGTCCGAGCAGGTTTACGACAAAACCCGCAAGCAGACCGTGGCCGAGGCGCTGGCGGCGCTCGACAGCGCCATTTCCTCCCTGCGGAATGGGGACATCCAGACCCTGATTGATGATCTGGAGGCCCTGGAATCCACCGTCAGCGCCTTCCTGACCGGTGAGGACGACAACAACGATGTGCTTGACCGCCTCAAGGAACTGGTGGCCGCCATCCAGGCCAACAAGGACAGCATCGATGCCCTTGTGGCGGACAAGGCCACCAAGGAAGAACTCAATGCCGCCCTCGGACGCATTGCGGCCCTGGAGGCCAAGAGCCACGAACACGCCAACAAGGAAATCCTGGATTCCATCAGCAAGAGCGCTACCGGGAATCTGGTCTGCAACGACGTGGAGTTGGGCGTCTTCACCGGCATCGCCACGGCTGCCACCGTGGGTGAAACCAACGACTACAGCGGCAAGCTGCAGATCGTGGTGGAAGAGTTTGACGACGCGGATGCCGCGTAGTCATCCGGGGCCAACGGCAGGGGCGTACACCGCCCCTGCCTAACGCAAAGGTGGAAAGAGCTATGGCAGAGACGCCTATTCGGGTCTTGGCGAATCTGTTTGCCGCAACATTGACCATGCCTATGCTGCTGGCGGGCGGCGGTTGGAACGCTGCCGCGTCTTGCGGCTCGCGTTGTCGGACTGCGGGTAATTCGCGAGCGCATGCGGATACGAGCGTCGCGGCGCGTGGGCAGGCGCGGAGCCGGTGGGCCGCAAAACGTAAAACGCCGCTGGTTCGGCCCCGTAAGGGGCCGCGCCAGCGGAACCGGTCACGGCGTAAGCCGTCGAATTTTTTTGGAGATATCAGACGGCTTGCGCCGTTTTGGGGACGAAAGCCAAGCGCATCTGCATGGCATCGGCCAGGCCAAGCAGGGTTTTCAGGGTTGGATTGCCGTTGGCATTGAGGCTTTTATACAGGGTTTTTTCGTGCAGGCCGGTCACGCGCGCCACCTCCGGCAGCCCCCCGTAGGCTTTGGCGATATGCCGCAGGGCCACGAGGAATTCATCCATTTCGCCATCTTCCAGGCAGGCATTGAGCATGTCCGCCGCCAGTTGAGGGTCATTGGCGTACATGCGCGCCGCCACATCGTCATAGGGCACAACGCCCTTCAATTCCGCGTTCATGCGTTTCTCCTTTTAAAGTCGGCCAGATACGCTCTGGCTTTTTTTATATCTTCAGTCTGGGTTCTTTTGTCACCCGCCAGGAGCAGCAGAACCAGGGTCTGGCCATGCCAGGCGTAATACACGCGATAGCCCGGGCCGTAGGCAATGCGCATTTCATGCAGGCCGCCATCCAACGTATGGTGATCACCGAGATTCCCCGCTGCGGCTCGCTGGACGCGCCTAGCAATAAGCAGCTTTGCCCGCCTGTCACGCAAGCTGGACATATAGTCCTCATAGGGTACCTGGTTGTTTTCAGTCGAGTAGATGGCGAGTTCGTATTGCATGGGTTGTATTGTAGTTTATATTCTACTTTTGTCAAGAGGTCGAGCTTGATTTTTCGCCGCCACCGGGGCAAATAGTGCTGGTGGCTATGCGCTCATTGCCTCGTCGTTGTGCTGCTGGCAGGCGGCAATTGGAACAATGCCGCGTATTGCGGCTCGCGTTGTCGGAATGCGAATAATTCGCGAACGAATGCGAATACGGAGAGTATTAACAATATGATGTAAATGTGTTATATCCCTCCAAAAGGAGAAACACATGGAAACAAAGCCCGACTGCCCCAAGTGCCATGCCAGCACGGTATATCGAAGCGGAAAGATTCTGGGAAAACAACGGTATCGCTGCAAGAATTGTGGATTTCAATTTACTCGCACCACTCCACGGGGCCGCCC